AGATTTGTTAAACAAAGAAAAGAACATTGTTGAATACTTACACCAGACTCCAAACTACCCTTTGATTTTGGAACATTTTGCTACACACAAAGACCAAGTTGAACAAATTTGTATGTTAGGTTCTCCATTGATGAGAATCCTAGCTGTTCACGATTTGGAAAACAAATTAGTTGCTGAACGCAGTGCTAAAAATGTTGCTCCAGCACCTGCTCCAACAAATGTTGCTCCTGCTCCAACAGAAACACCTAAACCAGTAAATAACTTGGCTAGACCTGTTGGTAAACCAGGAAATATGACCGAAGCCGAACCAGACATATTTGGTGGCGACCACAGTGCTTTGCGTGATGCTTTGAGAGCAATATAAGGAGGAACTATGGCTTCACGAAACACTAAAATACAGGCTAATTGTAAATTACGCCAAGCACAAATGAAGTGGCTACTTGAGAACTTCGTGGAGCCAGTCTACACTCCTGATTGTTCTAACAATATGGCTTCATTGAGTGATACATTTTCCATTCCAAACAACATAGATAAAGATACGATTGGATATAACCCCTGCGGAATAACCATGACTTTGTTGAACTACGAACCTAAAAATACTAAGGCTACTGAGATGTCTTATTATGGTGTTGCTACTGTGATGAGAAATCTTCAGTCGTATTTACCTAACAAATTAAGACCAAAAGACCTTTATAAGCTATGGAACCCCAGGAGCTTTGAGCCTGCTAACTCCACATTTGATGAAACTACTGTTGAACTTTTAGAACAAATGATGGATTGGATTATGAGCATGAAAGGACGAATACTTGACGATTTAACAAACAAATATATGCTCGGTGGTAAACCACAGTTCTTGGAATTGTTAAAGAGAAGATATAAAACTCAGTACAGTGAAAAGATGGAGACTGTAAACGAAAATCACGATACAGTTGAAGGTGGTTTAAACATAGAAGTTGAGTTCGTGGATGCCTAAAAAGAAAATACAATACCAACTATTACCACATCAGAAGAAGTTGCTTAAAAGCACTTCTTCTTTTACTGCTATGATATGCGGTCGTGGTGCTGGCAAATCATATATTGCTAGTTTGGTAGCCGCGTTAAAAATCCTAAAAGGTGAGAGAATACTTGTGTTCGCACAAAACTATAAAGCACTGAGTGAGAACTTATTTAGAGAAATTACGAATAGACTATCGGAACTTGTTGGATGGGATAAATTCAAATTCAATAAAGGTGGTTGTATGATACGCTGTGGCAAAGGTGCTTGCTATGGTTTAACTTACGAAAACATTGATGGGTGCCGTGGTTTCACAGAAATTAGTACTTTGATTTTAGACGAAGGAGCATTTAGTCCACCTGATATTTTAATGGTTGCTACACCTTGTATGCGTAGTCTCGGTCCCGAAATCAAGCCACACACTTACATTACAACTACACCAAAAGCAGGTTCGTGGTTGAATTTGTATATAGCAGATCATTTGGATGAAATAGATTTAATACAAGCTAAAACTACTGACAACAAATTTATTAGTGAAATTGAATACAACCAAATGAAAGCAAGTTTCACTAACGAAGCATTGTTGAAACAAGAACTTGATGGTGAGTTGTTGAATCTACAAGCAGAGAACAGTGTGTTAGCAGGAGTTCATTATACTAAAGAACCTGTTGATATGCCTGAAGAAGGTCTAGTAAGCATTGGCATTGATGGCTCTGGCTATGGCAAGGACAAAACCGTCATAACTTATCGTGTTGGGAATTGGTACGAACAGAAGTGCTACAGTACCTTGACTGGACATGATGCTAGAAATGAAATCAAGGCTATGCTCATAAAACACCCAAAAGGGAGAGTGGTTGAAATAAACATTGACATGGCTTATGGTGAATCTATTTTTGAAAACCTTAGTATAGAATATGATTGTTGTAATCTTATAAATTTTGGTTCTTCACCTATTAGTGATAAATACCTAAATCGTAGAGCAGAAATGTATTTCAATATGATTGATGGTGTTCGCAAAGGTTTACCAATAAGTGAACAAATTGAAAAAGAATTAAATGCTACTTTGTTTGAGTTTTCTCAGAATGGTAAACTCAAACTTATCGCAAAAGAGGAGATAAAACTTGTTATTGGTCATTCACCTGACATTACTGATAGTTTGGCTTTAACTTATGCCAATGGTAATAGAAGTAAGGATTCTTATATTGAAGATTATGAAGACCCAACCCTACGATGGAATCCATACGATTAAGAGGTTATATGAGAAGTTATAAAAAATTTTGTCCAAATCACTATACTGAAATTGAGAACTATTTTGAAGCATTAAAAGACGATTTCAAAGGATGGACTTGCCATCATAGAAATGGTGAAGAGTTTAGTGTTGAATGGTTGAAAGCGAATAATATGTACTACAATCGTTCAGACCCACACGAATTTAAATTTATGCGTACTTATGAACATAAGAGCTTACATGGGAGAATTAGAGAGTTTTCGGAAGAACATAAAGCAAACATAAGCAAATCTAAAATGGGTCATCAAGATAATATAGGAATTGTTCATTCCAATTTTGGCACTAAATTTAAAGAACATTATGGTCTGACTTTTACAGACGATGCTAATTTATACAAAAGAGAAAGTAAATTTTATCATAGACACGGGTATTGCAGATGGGAAAAAGATTACAGAAGAACAGCGTGGAACAAAGGGAAGAAGTTAAAGAAATAACTGGAACCCAAGAGACTGATTTAACAGAAATTAAGCAGGACTTGGCAGAAATTAAAGAAACTTTGAAGAAAATTGAGCAGTTGATTGCCACATTATTGAATATATTACCATACAAACGATAAAAACTATAAATATATGGTAATGGAGGTGTAAATGATTACAGCAAATGTCCTCATATTAAATGCTTTGAAAGCCATTGGTATTGAATGTGAAATTGGTGATCAGCCCGATGATGGGTACTATTTCAATGCTGGCTTGACTGAATTAAACAGTCTTATAACCGAACTAAACATTCAGGACTATTTGGCAGAAGCTCGTAAGGAGAAATTGGTTAGAGCTGGTGGCAAGATTAGAATTGGTAATAGTGACGATTACGAAATTAAAGAAAAAGAACCACCAGTTAACATTAAGGCTTTGTCCCGTAGAAGTGGATTGAGTTATTACAAATTAATTAAGTGCGATAAAGCACGAATTTACAACCAAACTAGAACAGGTCTTGCTAATTTGTTCACATATAACATTGAACACGATGAAGATAGACACTGCATGTACGGTGAAATTTTCACTGATGGTGGAATGACAAGTGATTTTCTCGTCATTTACAACAAAGGTTTCCCACAATATAAAGGTGATGACGAAATATGGTTCAGTGAAATGAGTATTAATTTGTTAGAAGAAGGACTCAAATACAAATTAGCACAACGATTCAAAATGCCTGATGCTCAAGTGTTTGAACAAAGTTTCAAAGAATATAAGCACTTAGTTCAGGAAGCAAATGGAATGAATAACCCAAGTACATACGATTTAGGCGATGGCAACTATCTAGCTGGCTACTATAACTTGATTGGAGGTAACGGATGGTAAGTATTGAAAGTGTAAGAAAATACTGCAAACGATCTGATATACCACTTATTGAGAACTATCAGCAAGCAATAGCTGATAAAGAAAATATGTGGGAATGTCATCATCGTTTGGAGTTACATCCAGATGGAACGGAAAGATTTTCAAGAAAAAGTCTTAAAAAATTGGATTTGCTTAATAATAGACCACACACAGAACTTATATTTTTAAGATTTGATGTGCATCAGGCACTACATAAGCGTGGAAAAGCAAAAAGTGAATTTGGAAGAAAATACATTGAACATTACGGATTTGGAAAAAGAGATAATGTTAAGTTGTATGACCACGAAAAGGAATACTATCGCTACCACGGGCACTGTAGTTGGGAGGCATAAATGAATGTAGTTAATACCTCCGTTATAGACTCATTTGTTGGTGGACAGAACAAAGCCGAGAATCCAAACATTCAAGGCTGTTCAATCTCCAACAATATGATTACAGAAGTAAATGGCGAAGTAAAATACCTTCGCTCATTGTTTGGTAAGAAGTTCTATAAAGAATTAACCACGAACAAGTATAATTGTACTGGTTCGTTTTATGCTTCAGTAGGACTTGAAACCGAAAATAGATTGCCAAGTTCATTTTGGTGTTTCGGTAGCCAAGTATATGAAGTTCGCCCAAGTGGAAATGTTGTTAAAATCTTGACTGGACGAATGGATAAAGAATATGGTTGGACCTTCGTTGAAAGTGGTGGTGAAAGACCATTCTTGTTAATTTGTGATGGAAACACATTACACGCATATAACTTGTATACTGGTGAAATGAAATTAGTGGAAATGCCACTCGGTATTACAGGTGATACCATTGTTCCAAGTAGTGTTTCTTGTTTAGCTGGTTCTATTATAGTTAGTGATAAAAATACTGGTTATGCTTATTATTCACAACCTTATGTGCTTTCCAACGATACTATGGAAATCCTAAGGAGAGATAGTGATGGCAATATCGTCACTGATGGTGATAAGAAACCATTATATGAACCAGTGAGTGTTTGGGATGGTAATATCTTCTATGACATGTACGCAACACTACAATACAAAAATGCTGAATCTAGTTCCGATAGCATTGTTTGTTTGAAAGCAGTGGGCGATGTTCTTACTGTATATGGTAGAAGTTCCATTGAATTTTGGACTCGTAGTGATACAGAAGGCATGACATGGATTAGAACAAACTATACAAGTAATAATAGTTTGGGTTTGAAAAATGCCCGAACAGTTGGTGTGTTCAATAACTTACAAGGTTTCTTGGGTGCTGGAAACAGAAGTGGTTTCGGCGTCTATATGATTGAAGGAACTCAAATAAGTAAAATTAGTCCAATATGGCTTGATGAATTGTTGTTCAGGTCCACATTAGTAAATGTTTTTGCTTATGGTTATAGTTATTCAAACCATAACTTCTATGCTGTACACTTCAAAGATGGTAATGACAGAGAGCGTTCATTTGTATATGATTTAACATCAGGTGATTGGCACGAAAGAACTTCTTTGAATGTTGTTGATATGAAAGCCGAAGCAACACACTATGTTTATCCTGTGTTCACTAGAGAAGGCCAACTATTATACGGCTCATTTAAAACAAGTAAACCATCAGCAATATATGAAGGAACAAAGAATTACTGGTACGAAGATTTGACAGCAACACAGAAGATGTCCTTTGTTCGTGGTAGACAAACACCACTTATCATTGACAGTGAAAGAGAGTTTATTCTAAATGCTCTCAGCATTGAAGGTAATTTCGGACAGTGTGACGATAGAAATATAAAACCATTGTGTATGCTAGAAATTAGTAGAGATGGTGGCTATACTTACGGAAACACTATTACAAGACCTATGCCACGAACAGGTGAATACAAAAAGAGAGTAATTTGGAATGGTTTAGGACTTGTTCGTAATTGCGTAATAAAATTTAGTACAAGTGCTCCAGTTGATTTGTTAATACAAAATGCTTCAATGGCTACAGTTAGTTTGGGGTATAGACTATGATAGAACAAGACTTGCTTAATGGTGAAATAAACCTTGGCTCAACATTAAAAGATTTGTTGGCTGTGACTCAGGGTGCTTGGATTGAGACTGAAAAGAATGGATGGCTATTCACGAAACTTGGTAGTAAGTTTGGTATAGCTGTTCAAGAAGTTGACAGTGGTAAAACTTATATGTTGCCAAAAACTTTTGATAAACGAACAGGAATCATTTATATTGGAGTTGATGAAATCAAAGGCGATATAATTGGTTTAGGTCAAGAAGCAATAACAGCCCCGATCACTGGAATTGCTATAATTTTAATAAAGTAAACGGAGGTCTATTAAATGTTAGATTTTTTGGAAAATTTTGGTTTTGGCAACAAATCTAAAGTTAATGCTGCCAATGCCCAGTTAGAAGAAAACAAGAAAGCATTAGAGAATGCCAATGCTCAAAATATGGGCTACATTAATGAGTATAGCAATCTAATGAATAGTTTGTATGGAACAGCTCCTGCTCAATACCAGCAAGCATTACAGAGATACATGAATGCTGAACCCTACAAATATGGGAAAGAAGCAAAAGATTTCTTCAGCCCTGCGTATGAACAGCGTGTTAAAGATGCCACGAATGTTATAACAAAATCTAATGCCAATGCTGGCAACATGTTTAGTTCAGACTATTTGAACCAAATTAACGCAAAGACACAGGCTATGGCTTCGGAAGAATGGGATAAAGCCTATGATAGAATGCAGCAAGACAGAGCAAATGCTCTCCAGGAATACCAGGTAAATGATAACAGACTTGGAAATATCGCAAGTATGTTGGGTAATGATACCGGTAAATATGCTGACTCAATGGGAAATGTTTATACAAACAAAATAAACGCAAACAATGCTTTAACACAGGGCTTGACAGACTTAAATACTGCAATCGCACAAAATAACTTACAGAAGAAAGATGGCTTACAGGCTTTGTTAAATCCATTTGGTTAAGGAGAACGAGCAGGTGTATAACTAAATGTAGGATTAAAACTCATATCGTTCTCCTTAACCAAATGGATTCAACAAAGCCTGTAAGCCATCTTTCTTCTGTAAGTTATTTTGTGCGATTGCAGTATTTAAGTCTGTCAAGCCCTGTGTTAAAGCATTGTTTGCGTTTAT